AGAGGAACGACGAGCCTTGGAGGGCTTCCTTCCTTGAAAGGAGGGTTCCCTGAAAAGCCTCGTAGAACTCCTTGTGCACCTGGTACATGACTGTGCCAGGAGGTGTGGTGCCAACCCCAAACGTGACCTTATTACGGTCACGCGGAGGACCTTAAATGAAGGTGATAGCTTTCTCACTATCACTCTTCCGTCCTACGCTCAAGGGCTCGAAAGAGCCCTCGAGATCGGACGCCTATCGCCAGCTCTCTTTCCGAAGTTTAAATTTCGGAGAGGAACATGCTGCCCCCGATTTCTCGGAGGGTACATGGATAGGATTTTTGGTCCTGATGGAGTACTCTTGGCCGAAGTCGATCCGGATTGCGTCTTTGCGATTAGACAGATTTGCCTTTTCGCGAAGAAGCTCAAACTCCCGTGTTCACCACGGAGAGAGAGAGCTGCCGAGACCGCCTTCGTCCAATGTGAGTCTGAGCTTCGTGCCCATGTCTTTTGCAATGAGTCGGTTGACGTATTTCGTCGCGTTAGCCGCCTCATTTGGAGCGATTTGGTTCGTGGGACCCCTTTTGGGGATCCATTTACCGAATTCGTTCCTAGACATGGCCCTGGAACAACTCAAGAGGGTCTTAGAGGGAACCGTAAGTACAAGTTCCCATCCTGGCCCTTAAGACTTGAACGTGAGTTTCCGTTTTCGGAGTTTGGGATCGGTTCGATCCGGAACTTCGACTACGATGATTCACGAATCCAGGTTACGATGCCCAGCGCCCGGGACGAGACCCCCGTAAGGGTGGTCTTTGTCCCTAAGACTCAGAAGAGTCCTCGTGTCATCGCGATCGAACCTGTGTGCATGCAATACATACAGCAAGCGATCGCTTCTTGGCTAAAGCCTCGAATTGAGCACTCGAGTGCTTATATGTCCGGTCGGGTGAATTTCACTCGTCAGGACGTAAATGCCAAGTTAGCACTGTCATCCTCAGTGTCCAAGGATCTTGCGACCCTAGACATGTCGGAGGCCAGTGATCGAGTCTCTTCTTATCTCGTTTGGCGCATGCTTGAGTCGGTTCCCGCTTTGCGGAAGCAGATTTTTGCATGTCGCTCGACGAGAGCGTCCCTACCCAGCGGTCTTGTTATGCCGCTTCGTAAGTTCGCGTCTATGGGCTCCGCGCTTTGTTTCCCAGTTGAGTCGGTCGCGTTTTTTACCGCAATCGTCTCTGCCAGGATCCTGAGTGCCAGAGTACCCGTCACTCCCGCTACTGTTCGAAAGTACAGCAACGGGGTTTACGTCTACGGTGACGATTTGATCGTACCCGTAGACGAGGCACCCCTGGTCTGTCAGACTCTGAATTCTTTCGGATTCAAAGTCAATAGCCATAAGTCTTTCTGGGAAGGAAACTTCCGAGAGTCTTGTGGTATGGATGCGTACGACGGCGTGGACGTAACTCCTGTCTACGTTCGTCGCATGCTTCCGACAGACCGGACTGATGTTCATGGTCTAGCCTCATGTGTCTCACTGGCCAATCAGTTTTATCTGAAAGGTTTGTGGGGTGTCGCCAGAGC